GTGCTTCTAGCATGGGTTCTCTCTCTGTTGGTCAAGTTTCTTCCTCTGCGGGCTTCATCTCCCCATTGGCACAAACTTCCGATCTTGGTATCCTTAACGTAAAGGGAGCGGCAACGTTCCAAAGTAAGGCTGCTGTTCAAGGAAAGTTCATGGTTTCTGGTTCTACCGTTCTTGGTAACGCTTCCGCTGATGTTGTCGACTCGCTCGGCGCCGTCTTCGGTCTGCCAAACCTTAACGCCACTACCGGTTCGACTCCTAAGTTGACCATGTACACTGCTACTGGTAACCTTGAAACTCGTACACGCGCTCAGTTTGTTGCTGATATCGCTGGTACTGGTCTTTCCACTTCTGGTGGTAAGCTTGTTCTGTCTTCTGACACGAGCACAGTTGCTAGCTTTGCTGACGAAGCCAAAACTCTTGTGGAAGGCTTCAACTACGGTACTGCTACTTTCACCGCAGATCGCATTCTGACTCTTCCAGCTTCTGCTGGTCTTCAGGTTGGTGATGTTGTTCAGGTTAAGGTTGCTGCCCTGGGTGGCAACAAGGCTATCATCGCGAGAGCTGGTTCTCAAACCATCGATGGTGTTAACGAAGTATACATCCAATCCGATTTTGGTGCGGTTTCATTCAAATATGTTGCTGCTGATCTTTGGAGAATCTGGTAATCTAGATTTATCTATTGGATTCGTTTATCCTTTTGGTGCCTCCCCCTTGTGGGGGGGCATCTTTTTATGAATATTAAGATGAGTAAGTTCTATTTAAAGATGGTGAGGTAACAAATGGCTTATAATGTTTTAAAAGGAAATGTTGCTGGATCGGTAGATCAGCACGCAGATCAAGAGATAGATGGTGTAAAAGTTTTCAAGAACACCATAAGCGCCAGTGTCTTTTACGATACCGACGCCCAAAGCCCCTGCGCAACAATAAAAGATGTCGCCATAACCAGAATCGAAGGCGCCGCTAGAAATTCTATTTTAACGTACAATGGCGGCACCACCGCAACAGCTAATTTTTCATTGGTGTATGACAAAAATACATTGTTCACTGAAAAGCTCGTAGCAAAAGAGATAGCAGGCTCTGGCACAAAGCTAATTAATTTGCCAGCTAATAAGTTTATAAATCCGATTAATGCTGAATACATAAATCACGGAAAAGGACTAACAGGAGTTAGGGGGCAGATACAAGCAGCAATCGGCGCCGGCCTAAAATTTGAAGATCAAAGTATTACACCAGATCTATCAGTAGTGGGCGCTTTGAACATCAAAGACGAAAAGATTATTGTAGACCCAACGCGCACAGATAATTTAATTTCCAGCGGTCAGACGCTAAGTGATGACGATTTAATAATTGTTGCGGACGTATCTAAAAGAAAAACAAACAGTGTCACTGTTTCTCAGCTATATGAAAATTATATTGATAATAAGATAGCGAAACCTTCCGGCAATAAAAATGAAATTCAATTTAAAGACAGGCGAAAATTCTCTTCGTCTCCAAAGTTTACATATGATGCTGCAAAATCTTTGCTTACAAACGAAGGAACACTCAACACTCTGAATGCGACAGTAGAAAACAGCCTAACATGCAATGGTGCTATATATCAGAATATTAAAAGCATTAGTGATGTTTCGGTTTACGAGATTGGTAATCTAGATCACACAGTGTTGGTGGATACCTACAAAAATAGCGTAACAGTTAAGTTACCCCCTGCAATCAACAATAAAGGAAGAGTGATTGTCATAAAGAAAGCTAATACTGACAAATACAATATAAAATCTAATATAATTAAAGTCGAAAGCGATGGTGAACTCATAGAGCAAAAAGAGCATATCACAATCAAGATGAATTATTCGATGCGAACCTTACAATCGGATGGAAATTCATGGTGGATTGTGGGAACCAATGGAACATGAGCACTATTTACAACACGAAGGAACAATATTATGGCTTATAATACCTCTAAAGGTAAAAGAGATCTGGGAGATATCGAATTCGAGGGCGATCCGGATACCCAAATAGACTTCGGACAAAATACAATTAAGCTTAGAACAAACGGAAAAATACAATTTGGAGTTTTTGGTTCTAAGTTGTTTTGTTCATCTTCTTTAACTTCTTCCAATGGCTTGAAGGTGTATAATAGCGCTCAAGCAGCAACTAAACTAGCAGTGAATAAGAATGGCGCCCTCTCTTCGTCCCTGCACGTTTCAGCCTCTGCGTTCCGCGGGCTAGCCGAAAGAGTTACCTTTCCAATAAAAACAGTAACCGCCAATTATTCGGTAACAAAGTGGGACTATACGGTATTGGCTGATACCTCCACAGCTAACATTACAGTCACAATACCGGCTGCATCAACTGTGTCTGGAAAAATATATAATGTTAAAAAAATAAGTGGGTTAAATGCTGTGACAATCACAAGTTCCGCCGGCAGTACAATAGATTCGGCTACAAGCAAAATAGTTACAACCAATAACGAATCTATATCGATACACTCAAACGGAGCCTATTGGTTTATAATTTAAAAAGGATTAATTAAAAATGAGTTTTTCTAAATCAGACGAAGATGTTCGAAGCCTAGAGCCGGTAATATCTATCAGATCAACCGAATTATACTTTGGTTCTGCCCCTGTCGGCAGTAGATATTTGTTGGTCGATGGAGATGATGTGTCAACTTACCAGCTAATTGGAGCATATGGAAACCAGATTAAGCAAAACGGCGCCAGATCAGGGGTAAACCTGACAGGTACTGTCGCGGCATTAAATGGTCTTAACCATAACATTATTGGTCTTGGGGTCGACACGGTTGGTGGTACCCCATACGATGACTCCTCCGGTACCACATGGCCAGAATTAATTACATTTTTGAGTTCCACACAAGATACAAATATAAAGGTCTTTGCAGTGTGCGGACCTCGTCAAAACATACCTTCCGGCAGTTCAAATCGGTGGGGAGTAGTCGGCGGAAAACTAAAGAATAACCACTATGTAATGGGACCAAAAGCCGCGGCAAAACACTGGGCAAGCGCTGCAGCGGAATTATCTAAATTATCTCTTACTTACCCAAATTTATTTGGCTGGACAATTGATGATTTTCCTGCCAAAAATGATAGAATACCATCCTATACTTATGCCCATGTGCAGCGTATTGTAAGGGCTGGACAACGGTGGAACCCAGATTTTCAGTTTTTTCCTACACATTATGTAGGAGACGCCATGAAGAATGCTATTCTATCAGTCAGACTTGGCTTTACATACGATTTCCCAACATCAGCGGCAGAGTATGTTGGCGCCACTATGGGCTTTAAGTTGGTAAAAGAGGACATGCCATCTGTAGCAAACTTACATCTGGTCCATGCAATTGACGACACAACAGATAGTTCGAATACAGTCAGAGTGGTGAAGATAAACGGTACCGAAGTTTGGAAAGGAACTTCAGCAACTGATCCCGGCAATCAGAGAGTAGAGGTTGATGAGGTTAACGTTATGCCTTATCTGCGCGCAGGTGGTAATACCGTAGAACTATATGTTAGCGGCTCTGGTGCAGTTAACCAGTTTGTTAAACGAGTGTGGGGCGTCGAACCGCGAATCATCACCAACTGTAAAAATCCAGCTTTCCAAGAGCTTAGCAGAAAAAACTTAGCAGCTGGCACGGGAGGCGGGCTCACTGAGCCGGTTTTTGATTTCAATGGAGGCGCCTCATATTACGCCCCAGGTGCAGGATTTAGCGGAAGCGCGAAAGGCGAAGTCAATGCAAGATATAGATACGTCGCTGCATGTCCAAGAACCATATTGGTTTATTCAAACGACCAAGGAGAAATTGAAAGCAGATTGGGGCTCGTTTTCCAAGCCTATAATAGAAGTCTACCAAGCACTGGATTACTACATGTTCAACAAGGATTCTTGTTTGATCAACGCATTGAGCCTGCTAGCATAGCAAGAAAATTCAGATCTGGTTCAGCATATGCAGACGGACAGCTTGTGTGGAACTATCCCACATATCTTAAGGCGCCACTTTCTGGGGTCTTCTCAAAGAGGTCGGTACCCAGTGGAATGGCTTTAGGTGGTGTGCAAACAACTTTCCCTAGGTATCAATTAGCAATTCGAGGGCACTACCAAAGATGGACAACCAAGAAAGCTTATGAAGGATCTCTTAAATTCAAAGTTGCAACTTTAGGAGGACTAAAGCCAGCAGATGGTGGACCATATTGGAGAACCATTTTAGCACCTTCGAGTTCCGCGTGGCCGCATGTTGCTGCCACAGCCTTCTACAACAGAGCAGGGGTTGCAGGCTATACAACACCTGAAACGGCTTCAAATCTTAGCCCTGCTTCTAAAATAGTATTTGAAACATTTGTTACCGGAGGATACGGAGACTCATATATTCAAGCAAGATTATCTGCTTCCGTTGATGATGTATTCTTGAGTGAGTCCGCTTGGGATTTTAAGAGCGGAATTACTGGTAGCATAATGTCTTCTATGTATAATTCCGTTAAAGGTTACTATGATGAGGTCGCGACCGCCCGAGATTCATTGCGAAATAAAATTATTGAGCGCAAGGCAGGGCGATGGACAATATACACTCCATCAGATGGTGATACAGTCTTTGTTGAAAGCGACGGCGAAAGAAGGCGGTACAATGCCACAAGAGATGAGTGGAAAAAAGAAAGCATTATCCCAGCAAGCTTAACTGTTACGGGAACGATTGACGCCAGTGGTCCGGTGCACCGCGGCGGCTTGTTCTCCGCTAGACGTGATGCTGCACAAAGTTTCAATTTTACAAATTCATTTAAATCAAGCTCAATTACTTGGAACAAGGTTTCACTGATTGACGAGGAATATTATTCTGGCTCTGCTGGTTCGCCAGCCATAGAGATTTTAGCCAACGGTATTTATAGAATCTCATATGGTACTAACTGGTATCAAACAGGATCTTGCACTCTAGACGCTGCGTTAAAGATTAAACTTGTATCTTCTAGTTATTCTGCTGGCGAAGGTCATGCCGCATACACGTCGTCGATTAGAACAGTCCCTGCTTCGGCAGAATATGTAACGATGTGGAAGCCCTCGGGCGGCACCCATACCCGCGGCTCGACGTCAGTTACTACTACAACCGAATTAAATTCTAATGACGTAATTCAATTATATGCAGAGCACATAGCCGGTACCTTGCCATGTGAACTGAGCACTGAAACAGATCAGGCTTGGATTTTCATCGAGAAATTAAAGTAAAGTATTGGTTTTTGGCTTCAATAACACTATTTATTTTGAACTATTGCCATTTTAGGAGATGATTTATGTCGAGTTTGCTTAACGAAGCAATTGTGGATGCTAAGGCACTAAGAGCCGCGGCGTTAAAAAATGCTGAAACTATCGTGATTGAAAAATATTCTGCAGAGGTTAGAGAAACCTTGGAACAATTGCTGGAGCAAGAAGAAGCCGCTCTCGGTGCTGCAGCACCTGAACTTGGAGCTGATTTGGGCGCCGGCTTAGATGCAGCAGCAGACCCAGCTGCAGCGGAAGAGCCATTGGATTTAGGTTTGGATGCCGAAGTGCCTACCGAAGAAAGCGCCGAGACCGAAGAAGTAACAGAAGAAGACCTTCCCCTTGCTGCGACTGATGGATTCGCAGATTTAGAGGGGCAAAACTTATCGTCATTTCCTTCAGGCGGAGAAGAGGTAGAGCTTACCCTTGATTTGGGAGCACTCCAGGAGGGCATAGAGAACCTTAAGCAAGAATTGGATGAAAATCAAGAAATCGATTTAAATTCGATTATTGGCGAGGGAGGTCAAGACGACAACACCTCACAAACATGGCAAGTTCAGCCTTCTAGCGATCCCTCCGCTGAAGAAGAAGAAGCAGATTCACAAGCTATGCAGCGCGCTGGCTTAGAAGAAGAAGAATCTCTTGATGAAATCGCACCATTAGCCGCAGCCGGCTTAGGAGCCGCAGCTGCCTCAATGTCAGGCAAGCGCGATGATGATGGTGATGAAGATGAATCGGACGTTCAAGAAGAAATGGACTTAGATTCGCTGGCAGATGCCATTATGGAAAAGCTCACTGTAGACATGGGAGCAGATTTAGGCGGCTGGGCAGGCCGCTCGTCTGAAGACCAAAAATGGGCTATGGAAAAAGAATTAGCACACCGTAGAAGTACTGGTGTGGAAGAAGAATTGGATACCTTAAAGAAAGCTCACGAAGAGTTGGTTTTTGAAAATAACCAACTCAATGAGAATTTTTTACAATATAAGCAAGCCATCCAAGAGCTTAAGGAAAATTTACAAGATGTAAATCTTTCAAACGCTCGCTTGCTTTATACGAACCGGATTTTGAGAAATACCTCCCTAAATGAGCGGCAAAAACAAAAGATTGCCGAAGCGATTTCTGGCGCCGGTTCCGTGACAGAAGCACGTACGATATTTGATACGCTTCAAAGCACAGTGGAGGCTAAGCCTAAGCGAAGCCCGCAATCACTTAGCGAAGCAATTGGTCGTCGAGCAAATGTCATTCGGGCAACTCGTCAAGAAACGCCCGTGTCTGATCCATCCACGGATCGGATGAAAAAACTAGCTGGAATAAAATAATCATATAAAAAAAAGGAGGTGATTTAAAATGTCTAGTATTATCGAAAGATTGACCGAAGGAGTTGTCAATCGTGATATGCGAGCAGAGAGCCACGCTCTTCTTTCCAAGTGGGAGAAGACCGGACTTCTTGAGGGTCTTGATTCAGACCGTCAAAAGGGCACTATGTCTCGCTTGCTTGAAAACCAAGCAAAAGAATTACTGCGCGAAAGCAGCAGCATGAGTGCTGGAGATGTCGAGGGCTTTGCAGCTGTCGCGTTCCCCATCGTTCGTCGCGTTTTCGCTGGCTTGATCGCAAACGATCTCGTTTCCGTTCAACCAATGAGCCTACCAAGCGGTCTCATTTTCTTCCTTGACTTCGTGTATTCCCCCGACCTCGGTGGAAATGCGGATGCACAGTTGGATAGATTTGGTAACGTTTCTGGTTCCTCGATTTACGGTACCAACAAGGTTGGTTCGCAAATCACTGGCGGTGTAGACCTCGTTGGTAACTTGGCTCAGGATCGTTCAGGTCCTCGCACCGTTGGCGCTCGCGGTTACGCTTACGCTTCACCGACAGCAGACCAAAAGGCTGGTAAGGGTCTTTTTGCTATTAAGAAGCAGTGGGGAATTCACTCTTCGTCGCTTCATACAGCATACGCTCAGCAAAAGCTGATCGACTACGATCCTGATATCAATGCACTTACGGGTAGTGGAACTGCTTTTAACTGTGTTGTTGTCGATGTTAACAAGGCAGCTTTCTTGTCCGGTTCTAAAACTGCTGACTTTGATAACCTTGCAGCATTCTCGATCACAACATCATCTTGGGCAGCTGCCTTTAGCTGGTCTAACGAGAGTACATACCCTGCGCGTCAAATCCGTCGACTTACCCAATTGGTTGATTCTACTGATTCCGCGACAGGCGCCGACGCTGTTCGTTTCGTTGCAGTTGTAGATTCTCGCGGTACCACGTGGGCTGAAGGTGGACCCGTTACGGTCGAAACTCCAATCGTTGACACTTTCCAAAACGCCGGTTCCGGTCGTCTTGGTGCAGTTGTTGGTGCTACCGAGTGGGGTCTTGAGGGAAGCGCAAACATCCCAGAGATCGACATCAAGGTTGACAGCATCGCTGTTACCGCTCAAACTAAGAAGCTCAAGGCTAAGTGGACTCCGGAGTTAGGTCAAGACCTTAACGCCTACCACAACCTTGATGCAGAAGTTGAGTTGACGTCGATTCTTTCGGAGCAAATTGCTCTTGAAATCGACCGCGAGATCCTTGGTGATCTTGTGAATGGTGCTACTGCATCTACTTACTACTGGTCACGTTCGCCCGGTCTCTTTGTTGACCGTACGACTGGCGCAGAGATTGGTGCTAACACCAAGGCTCCCGACTTCACCGGTACTGTAAGTGAGTGGTATGAGACTCTTGTTGAAACTATCAACGACGTTTCTGCACAAATCCACCGCAAGACTCTGCGTGGTGGCGCTAACTTCATCGTCTGCGGACCTGAAGTTGCCAACATCCTTGAGTTCACTGCAGGATTCCGTGCCAGCGTTACTGCTGACGACGACCGTGGCTCCGTTGGTGCCGTAAAGGTCGGCGCTCTTAGCAAGAAGTTTGATGTCATTGTTGACCCATACTTCCTTCGTAACGTGATCCTCGTTGGTCGTCGCGGCTCCTCTTTCCTTGAAAGCGGATATGTGTACGCACCATACGTGCCACTGCAAACTACACCAACGATCTTCGGCGTCGAAGACTTCGTGCCCCGCAAGGGCGTCATGACTCGCTACGCCAAGAAGATGGTTAGACCTGATATGTATGGTCTGGTTATATGTCGTGGCTTGCTCGGCGAGTCTGGTGGCTGATAACTAATCAGCTTTAAGCCAAATATTTAAAGCCCCCGTCATTTGACGGGGGCTTTTGTATGTTTAAATTCCCCGGCTCAAGTCGGGGTTTTTTTTAAAAAATGTCGATCTCTCAAATTTTTTCGCCGGTAAATTTTTGAGATTTCCGTTTTTGTGGCATGATAAACTATTTACTAGGTACCACTACATATAGGAGATTGTAACATGGGTAAGAAATGGAAAAAGCTTTGGCTTTATGAAAGAAGAGCAGCAGTGAATAAAACCACAGAGACCGCTCCAGAACCAGAGCCAGCTGTCACGCCAGCGGCGCCGGCGGTAAGTGTCGAAGAGGAAGAGGCTGCGCCAGCGCCTGCTCCAACTACTACAAGGGCCCCCAAGGCGAACCGCACACGCAGACCAAAAAAGTTAACGAAGTAATATAAAATAGCTTTTTATGTCTATTGAATTTTAGTGTTTATGAAACTATTTAATCAAAGGAGGTCTTACGTGTGCCCACTAATCTTAATCCAAAATCTGAAACCAGCGCAGTAATATTAACGAGCACCGGCAGTGCTAAAAAAGTTGCTGCCGGGTGTCCGATAGGGTTTTACACAGCATCAGCTGATTTTTTATCTGGTGCTGCTATGCAGGTTGGTTATGTATACAAAAAGCTGGGTGGTGACGTCGTTGACATCGAACTAACCCCTGCGAACGTATACGCAGCCTACGAAGAAGCAGTTCTTGAATATTCTTATATTATTAACTTACATCAGAGCAAAAATGCACTTTCAGATGCACTGGGCGATGTAACGGGAACATTCGATCATAGAGGAAAACAGAAAACCGGACCTACTGGTTCCAATATGAGATTTCCACGCTTTCAGATGGCTTATGGCAAAAAAGTTGGTGATGGAATGTCTACCTTAGCAAATATGGGCGGAACAACGCCGATATATTCAGCTTCATTTGTTCCACAGCAAGACGCACAAGACTACAACCTACAAAGCATAGTAGAGTCTGCGTCTACAAGCGGTAAAGATGAGAGCGGTCGAAATGTTGGCTATGCAGGTAAAGTAGGTAACAAAAGAGTATTCGTAACAAGAGTATTTTTTAAATCTCCGCGTGCTATGTGGCGTTTTTATGGGTATTATGGTGGCATTGGTGTGGTAGGAAATTATTCCACATATGGTCAGTTTGCGGATGATTCTACATTCGAGATTATCCCAACATGGCAGAACAAAATGCAAGCCATTATGTATGAAGATTCGCTATTCACTAGAACATCACACTACTCATATGAGATAAAAAACAACATGCTAAGATTGTTCCCGGCGCCAAGTTTATTTCCTTTTATGAATAGTGAAATATGGTTTCAGTTCTACGTAGAAAGTGATTCAACAGCCTTGGGAGCCGGCTATGATGACGGGGTAAGAGGCGTCAACAATATGAACTCACTACCGTATGGAAACATTCCTTACAGGAATATTAATGCGATCGGTAAGCAGTGGATTAGAAAATATTCACTAGCACTGTGTAAGGAAATGCTCGGTCAAATCAGAGGTAAATTTACCACTGTTCCGATCCCAGGGCAATCTGTTACGCTAAATCACAGCGAACTTTTGTCACAAGCGAAAGATGAACAACAACAATTAAGAGATAAGCTGCTAGAAATACTCACTAGCATGGAATACAGCGAGCTTATCAAGAAAGACAGCGAGAAGGCAGAGGCAACCGCGACGACATTTAAGAATTCACCTCTACCAATTTTTGTGGGGTGATATAAATGTCAGACGAATGGAAAAGACCTGCTCAGCCACCCCCTCCGCTCTTTTTAGGTAAGAAAGAGCGTGATCTTGTCAAGCAACTAAATGATGAGTTGATTGAAAAGGTCATCGGACAACAAATTTTATACTATCCAATTGATATGGAGCGCACCAACTTCCATGATTTATATGGAGAGGCGATTAAAAAAACATATCTATCCCCTGTCAGGGTTTATGCTTTGGTTGAGTTTACCGATTATTCTACTGATTACATGCCGGGTGCCGGAATTGACAAATCTTGGGAAATTAAGGTACATTTTCATAAAAGACGCCTTGAAGAAGATCAAAATATGTATGTCAGAGAAGGTGATTTTGTTTTGTATGGTGATTACTACTATGAAATTGTAAAATTAAGTGAAGATAGTAAACTTTTTGGACAAGTTGAGCATGGATTTGAAATAAGCGCCATATGTAAGAGAGCAAGAAAGGGACTTTTTGATGCTACCTGATAATTTTGATTTTGCAATGATTCCGGAGACACACGGCACAGGGTCCGTGGGGCTAGAGGCAGTTGGCATGCTAGCATCCGACATTGAAAATATTGATTATGCACTAACTTCGTGGGTAAAAGAAGATCTTCGACTTGAAACTTTAACTAATGAAGGCCGAAGAGCGGTGCCTGTTCTTTGGCAAGTTCCGGAAAGATCATTTCAGATAAAACACAAAAAAGAATTAAGAGATGACGGCGATGCGCTTAAATTACCGCTAATCAGCATAGAAAGAACCGCAATAGTTAAAGATCCAGAAAGAAAAGGCTCTTTTCAGGCACAACTTTACTCCGACAAGGGTGATGGCAGGACCGGTCGAATGGTTATTGGTCGAAGAATTTTAGAAGATAAAACCAGAAATTTTGCAGTTGCAGCAGCGATGAGAAAACTGCCAAAAGAAACTAAATATCAAGATTTCTATCCGAGAGTAAATAAAAAAATAGTTGTACAAACTTTGACAGTCCCAATACCTGTCTATGTCAACATAGACTATAAAATAAGTATTATTTCTGAATATCAGCAGCAACAAAACGAATTGGTGGCACCATTCATTGCTCGCCCGGGACAAATAAACGCATTTTCCCTGAAAAGGAACGGTCATCTCTACGAAGCTTTTATAGATTCCAACTTCACACATCAGAACAATGTCAACAATTTGGCAGAAGAAACTCGGCAGTTTTTAACCGAGATAAATATAAAAGTATTAGGATATTTGATCGGAGAAGGTGAGAATGACGATAGAGAGCTTGTAAGAATAGAAGAAAGCGTCGTTGAAGTGACCTTCCCTCGGGAGTCTGTGCCACTTCCAGGTGATCCATCATTATTGGGCGATTAGTTCCTGAAATGGACCCAAAATTATTTAACTACTTCAAGACTTTTGAAAATGCATAAACTATTTACTGTTGATTGTCCATCAATTAGACTACTTTATTAAAGAGAGGGTTTCGCCAAGATGTCTGTTAAAAATTTTAAATTCGTATCACCCGGTGTGTTTATCAATGAAATCGATAATTCGTTCATTCCCAGAACACCGGATAATATAGGTCCCGTAATTATCGGTAGATCTTCCAAGGGTCTCGCAATGCAACCTACCAGGGTTGAATCATTCAGCGACTTTGTGACCATGTTCGGAGATACTGTTCCCGGTAATAGAGGTGGAGATGTATATCGAGAAGGTAACCATCAATCCCCAATGTATGGTACATATGCCGCGAAAGCATTCTTAAACTCTAACGTAGCTCCTCTCACTTACGTTCGACTTTTGGGAGAGCAGTCAGTTAACAACCGCAATACTGCTGCAGCCAAAGCTGGCTGGCAAACCACAACGGCGCCAGTCGCCGGCGGTGGTGCTTATGGACTGTTCCTGATCAAGTCTTCTAGCATTACTGGAGCAGGCGTCAAGGGTCCAAACAACATCGGCACTATGAAGTGTGCGGCTATTTGGTATTTAGATAACGGCAGCATTGAACTCAGCGGTGCAGTATGGGGATCTGCCGGCACTACCGTAACGTCTTCTGCTGGAACACTAATTCAGTCGGATGAGAACGGAATATTTAAGATGTCCATTGCCGGCACCGCACAAGGATCACAAACATTTACATTCAATTTTGACGACAATTCAGAGAACTTTATTCGTCAACAATTCAACACCAACCCGCAACTCATCGGTTCTCAGAACTATTACCCTGCGTCTGCGGAAGTTGATTATTGGCTTGGAGAGACGTTTGAGCAAGACGTCAGAGATGCCGGCGCCGTAGGCGCCCAGTCGGTCGGAATTATCTTGGCTATTGGTTCTGGCTCGGTGGCTGCTCCAACGGTTGGACCTCAAAAAATGAAAGGTCAAGCCTCTCGCGAAGCT